GTTTCCTTCACCGGATTCATCCACATTACCGCGAATGTTTGCGCTTCTTGCACCATATTTAATCATGCTTGGGTTTAAACTTTCTTGAAGGGGCTCTGGAAAATCTTTCGGGCGAAAAAAGTTCCCTTGCTCGTAGTCAATGGCAACGCCTGCGTGTCGCGCAACATTATAAATGGTGTACTTGACTTCAGGCTTCCTGTAAAGTTCCGCGCCGCTCAAAAAAGGACCGACAACAGGTTGCGGTGTTGTTTTTGCGCCTGAACCGCCAGATTTTGACCCGCCTGATGTCTCGATAACCCAAGAGTTGGCAAACTCCCCTGACCACACTGGACCGGCTTCCTGTAACTCTCGGACTGTCTGTTCCGCAGCTTCGCGGATGTCCGTAGACAAAATACCGTTTACCCAACGGTCTATATCAACTACAAACTGCGCGTAATCCTTAGCCATTACTGTGGCCTCACGATCAGGGTGTGGTATATGGGATTGTCACCACGATAGGTCAAGATGTTGATGATCTTGGCTTCGCGGGTTTCACCTGCCTGCGGGTACTGCACACGGTCCGCTTCTGTTGGGTAATAGTCGCCAAGTTCTGCCGTACCAATCAGGATCTTTACGTCCGTGCTTTGGTACAAGCCTTCGGATTCGCGAGGCGTCAGGCGGCTGATGATGCCCTTTACCGTGACATTGGTGTCCGCTCCAGTTACAGCCCCTGTGGTTGGGTCGTAGGCGCGGGGTGTAGTGGTCTTGATGTACGTGATGTCCTGGCCCCAGTCATTAAAGATTTGGGCTGGAATCGGCGAAAACGTGTCGTCTATTCTTGACATTTCATCCTCTAACAACGCGCACTTGATAACCCCCAGAACCGCCCAAGGTGAAGGCTCCAAGGTAAGACTGCAACCAAGGGTAGACATCAAAAATGTTGTTCACAGATCCAGTTGCCTGGCTATCTGTGTTGTACTTCACCTTTAGTTCACCTAGCTCGACTTCTTCATACAAACCTTCGGTTCCCGTGTTACCCGTGACCGCTTCGGTGTCGTTTGCTAACGCACGCGCCAGCTCGTAGGTGGCGTATTTGATGTCCGCTGGGATGGTGGAACATGTAAGTTCTACCCGGTCAACGTGGTAGTTGTTGCGCGGCCAGCTCAGTGCTTGGCCATTGTCGCAACGGTCACCGTAAAAGTTAAGTACGTCGATCCAGCGGGTTGCGCTGATAATCGCGCGGTTCTTTTGGTCGTCAGTTTTGTCGTCCCAAGTTGAAGAACTTGGAACGGTCTCGAAATAGGCGTTTGCTTCCGCCAGCGTCACAAAGCTGTTGGAATTTTCGCCTTTTAATGTGGCATCGATTGTTGCGGCCACAACACTGCAAGAATACTTTCTTTGATTTTAGCCCAATAAAAAACCCCGCCGAAGCGGGGCAGTATCAGCTTTTGCTGGACGTATTAGGCGATTGCGCTGGTGTCCAGTGGGCTGTTGACGATCAGCTCGACCATGGGGATCAGGTCGGTGTCGTAGGTGGCAGACCACTTGTTAGCGGTGGCCAGGTTGCCGTTGGTGGGGTTGTCACCAGCGTCAGTCCACTTGGTGCCCATCACGTGATAAGCGGTGTGGTAGTCCACAGAAAGTACGTCTTGCTTCGAGAGCACGTTGCGGTCTGCTTCAATGCGCAGATCCTGCTGGACGCCTTCCAGAATTGAACCACCCTTCATCAGGTAGCAGCGGAACTCCTTGATGTGGGTTGCTGTGCCAGGGATTACAGTGTTGACCTGTGGGTCCATGATCACGTTGCAGCCTGCAAATTCGCCGATGGAGCGGGCTCCAACGCCGACGCCGCCACCGCCCCAGGTCACTGCGCCAGAAGCGGCCAGTGCAGAGGTGCTGAAGGTAAGAAGACCAACCTGATACAGGTAGAAACCAACGGATGGGTGGACAATCAAGGTGTCCAGCTCATCACCACGCTCGCCAAGGGCAGCGCGGGCCTCAGCCATAGTGGCTGCGGTAAGGAAGTTGGCTTCGCCTTGTCCTGAGGTTGCTGCAACTGCCTTGTCCAAAGAATGGGCAGACAGTGCAGTGCCAAACAAACCGGCAAGCTGCGAGAACAGGCGTGCGCTGTTCAGCTTGTTGATCGCATCGGCAAGCTGGTTGCGGATGTGAAGCATTGGGTCTTCGCCCGCTGCCAACATTGCAACGTCGTCCACTGCATACGCGAAACCGCGATGGCAGATGGAAGCGATCTGGGTTCCGGTGCCGATCTTCTGTGGAGTTAGGTAGCCGCCGGAGCTGCTGCCCCACGTAGCTGTACCGTCCATGATCTCCTCTGTTGGAGATACTGGATTGAACTCAGGGACTTGGATGCGGGTGCCGCCTTCGCGGGCATCCAGCAAAGGATTACGAACGACAGCGCCAGACTTGATGAACAAGCTGCGCTCTTTTACTGCCTCAGACACATAGGTGCTGAGATTATTCCTCTTTACGATGTCCGCAAGCAGGACACCGCCGGAATAATTCTGAAATGGTGCGGCCATCTTAGAAAACCAACGTTAAAGGTGTGTGCGGGGTCCAAGCCACGGACTTGGCGAGACACGCCCCACCGGGGCTACAAAGAAGCTTCCCTTTCCAGCACAGCTGCAAGTTCGGGCTCCTCTGCTTTTAGTTGCATTTGTCTCGTTATGTTAATACTACCGGCCTTGAATGGATTGGGCATTCCAGGGGCAATAACAGAATTTGGTGTCGGCTTGGCTCCCATACCAGCGGCGCTGCTGGGCTTGAAGTGGTGCTCAAAACCTGAACCAGGGTTCTTTAAATTGCCCAAGTAGTTAGTAATATCCTGTTCGACACCTTTGTCCAAAATTACAACGTCGCCGTTGTCTTTTTTGTGCAGGTTGTTTTGTACCAGCAGCAGCATCTGCTCGGCGTTGATGGCACCGGCTTGGCTGATTGCTGATAAAGCTTTTGTGCGCATTGACGCTTCTTCATTGGAGACCTTTAGGTCTGCCAGCTGGCGTTCCAATGCACTGATCTGGGTGTCCTTTTCTTGGGCGCTTTTATTAGCTTCCTCCCAAAGATCCTTCCATTGGCCTTGATCTTCCAGCGTTTGTTTGCGCTGGTCGTCTTGTTTTTTGTAGACCTCATCCAGTTTGGATTTGATACCTTGAAAACGTTCCTCGGCTTCAGTTGCTTGCTGTTTTAAAGCGGCAAGCTGGGTCTCGTATTCGGCTTTGACAGCAAGCGCAGGGTCTGGTGCAGCCACGGGCTGGTCAGAACTCGCCACGGGCGTGTCCTGGATGACGTGCTCTTCCATAGTCAGTAGTTAAAAGTGGTGGTAGGGGTTTCTTCCGCAGGCTTTGATGGCTTGCGCTTACGAACAGCTTTGCATACCTTGGGTTCAGGTTGCTGTTCGCGTAACTCGACAAGTTCCCATACTTCGGAACCGTCAGGTTTGGTAACTTTTTCTAGGGATTTGCCCATGTAGGCGTACTCCATGTACTCCTTTAGTCTACTCGTGTAGTTTACGAGAACTCGTAAGTATGCGGTTATGCTTCCTCGGTGTCTTGAGTATTAGTGTTAGCGTTCTGTTCCTCACTAGCGGTAGGAAGGATTTCACCTTGGACCAAGATTTGACGGAATTCGTCGCGTCCCAATACGCCTTGGTCGAACAATGCCGTCAGCGCGGTTACGTCCTGCCCGATTAAACGATCAATGTCAAAATCGCGGCTGATGCTTACCTCCGGTGGGGCGATTCCTACATAGTCGGCGGCTAAATTGAAAGCTTTTTGTAGGGATTGTTCTAGGTCAAGAGATACCATCGACAGCATTGAATTTGTATCAACACGGTCTAGGCGGCGGGCGTCAGCAGTTTCGGCAACAAACTTTTGTTGGCTTAATGTGCTGATGCCCAGGGTGGCCATCTGCATCTGTAGTTCGCGGATTTCGTTGGACTGTGCTTCAAATGCATTCGCCGCTGGTTCGACGTAGTAGACCTTGTTGCCAGGTTGCGTAGCCATGGCGTAGTTGACGCTGGTGGTTACGTCTTTCGTCTGATCGTCCCAGCCTTCAAGAACAAGAATTGGTTGGCTAGCAATGTGCAAACGGTGGATTAAGTCGGCTTGGCGCTGGAAATGGGCCAGGTTTAAGTAGGCAATGTCAAGTAAGGGTGGCTTACTTGTAAGGGTGTCAGTCTTGCCCGCATATGTTGTTACGAGAGGGATTTGGCCCAGGCTATAGTCGCCTGATTCCACCATCTCATAGTCCGAGGTGGCATCTGTTGCGTCGAAAGCGTTTGGATATGGGTAGCCGCCCTGTAAGTCCTTCTTGGTTTCGACCTGCCGGTAAATGCGGTACTGGCCCGGCTCAATTACACGGATCTGGTCATATACTTTTTCGCCAAATTCGCCGTCAGGGACTACTGCCTTTTCTTTAATGCGGACCTGTACGAGGTTGCCGTAGTTGACCTCACGGTCCAACCTCCAGCCGTAAATGTTGTCTGGGTCCACCTCGATCCAATACGGGCGACGGTTAAGTTCGCGCTCTTCCGCAAGGCTGCGGGCACCTGTGC